GGAGCCTTGTCGAATGCTCCCAGATACAGAGTGACATCTATGTCCGACAATTTCAAGATTGACGTCGGCGTGTCTATTTCTTGAGAGCAATCTCCAGCAATAGTTGATCTAAACGTGCCTCAATTCGAGACACCTGATCCTTGAGAGAGTTGCCACCATTCGGTGAAAGCTCTCGCATGATCGACTTCACCATGAATCGCATTGACGAATAGATGGCAGTCAGCAGAGCAAGGACAAGCCCACCGACCGCCGTCCATTCGCCTACGCTCACTTCTGGCGACCGAAAGAAATGTCGTTTGGATTAGCCCAGCGTGCCAACATTGGAACAAGACCAGCGACAAGCCCCATCGCTAAATCTTTTGGATTCGTATTGCCTGTCATATAGACGGCTAACATTCCGGCCACTGATGATCTAGCCCATGATGCCGCGAGTGCCTTAAATTGTGTCATTTCTTTTTCTCCTTTTTCGGCTTTGCCTGTGGAAGTGGCTCGACCACTGGATATTCTCCTGCATAAGCAACAAGCTTTGGCCTAGCGAAACCGACAATCTCTTTGCCGATGTAGCGTTGCTTAACCATCACCATTCCGCCGTTGCGCTGGTCGCCGTCTCCGGAAGTGTTGCCCTCAATGCAGAGAACGCTGGTCTTGCCTACTTTGACCACAATTCCGATGTGGCTGATGCGATCAATGCCATCGTGTGGAAAGTCCATAAAGCAGAGATCGCCTAGCTGCGGCTTATCCTCAATCCATCGCCCAAGCTCTTTCATCTTATGAGCTCCAGCAGCCGTTGAAACCATTGATGGAATCTTGACGCCGGCGGTGTGAAAGACCCAGTTGCAGAATGAACCGCACCAGGGCAATCCATCGGCCTTTGTGAACTTGCCGTACTTTGTCAGATTCTCGCCAGTCTCCACCGTGCCGACTTCAGCTAGTGCGACTTCGATGATCCGTGCAGCAGTGCCTTCCGGATATTTATTCATCGCTCGTAACTATTGGTGTGAAGTGTTCCGCCTCAGGATTGAGATAGCGTTGGTAATCTGAGTTGGCTGGGTCTGTAGGAATTATCGCGCCGTCAGACCGCCTAATAAAATCGCCCCATTGTTCGTCTTTGATGATTTCGTATGTGTATTCCATTTTACAACTCCGCACTTAGGTCAAAGTAATCAGCACTATTATTATTTGCTGCAAAGTGACAAACCTGTCCAGCAGTTAAACCACTTGCCACAGTTACATTTATTGAAAATGAAGTACCAGTAGCCCAAGCGTTGCTCAAACCAGTTACCGCGATATTAGATGCAGAGTTATAGATTTGGCTACCGCTTCTATTAAAGGTTGGCGCGGTTCTTAATGCAACAGGTAAGTGTCCAGTTACATAAGCGTTTGTCGTACTTGTTGCGCCACCTACTGCGTATGGTCCATAGTAATTTCCACCTGAACCAGCAACAGGCACAAAGCGATAGTAGTAACGCTGGCAAGCGGCTAATTCTCCTTGGATTGTTCCGCCAGCACGGCTGAATTGTGTTGCTACTGAGCCAACCTCTAATTGCACGCCTGTAATTTCAAAGTTATCTGCTGCTCCTGCCGTTCCTACTGGTGTGTAACTAAAATCTAAAGCAACCTCACCTATATTTGTTGGCAAAGTTGCGGTGTATTGAAAGCGTTGCCAAGATGTTGTCAGCGTGGCAGTTGTGCTAATTGCATTGGCTAAACCAGTATAACTAGCAACTAGATAATTTTGATTCAAGCCTGTTCCTGTGACAAGTTTTACTGCTAAAGCATTACTTGCCGCGCTAAAGTTTGCACCTGCTTTTGCATAAAATGACATAACAACAGTTTGTCCTGCAAGTGGAATTGAAGTAAAAGCATCCAATCCATTGGCAGTTTGAATTACTGTTGTGCTGGTGTTACCACTATCACGGGAAACACGCAAAGAATAAAGAATTCCCTGTGCGGGTGTTGTACCTAAATTTCCGTTAATTGTTTGTTGAGACCAAGTTGCACCAGCACCTGCTCCTCCTCTTGCTCCGTTCCAACGGTCTGCGTTGTAATAAGGAGCAGTACCAGTAAAAGATGTACCGCGTTGCCATATATCTAAACCGCCGTTAATAATAAAGTTTTTCCCACCTGCTACGGAACCTTGATAGCGCAAGCCTGTTGAAGTGGAACTATCTGCTACGAGGCTTTCACCGTTGTTGCCGACAGCTAAACGAGCATCGACTGTTGTAAAAGTAAATAAATCGCCCTTAGTTGTCAGTGGTGTCTGATCCGTAGGAGTGACCCACGTAAAGTCCATGTTGGTATTTGATGTCTTTGATAAGACTTGGCCAGTTGTGCCACCAAGTAAATCTTGCAGCGACGTATCAACGCCCTGACCGAATGTGTTGAAATCTGCTGGGAGATTCGTTACGAGCGAAGAGCTCGTCGGCATGACCCAGCCGAAGAAAGTAGTTGGATTTGCGATGGGAGTTTCCTTTCCTTAATTCACGACTAATGCGTCTGCATAGTCAAGTGTAGGGCTCAGCGTGTTAAATGTTTCGGCGACACTTACATCTTGCCATTCCATAGCCTGGAGTGAGAATGGCAGTGGAGAAACAAGAAGTGTCACTGATAGCTCGTTGAAAGAAGCTTGGAATCGCCAGCCCTCGACAAAGCCCAAGAAGTTTCCTGACTGCATATTGACCGGCAAGTTTGAGAGCGAAATCGGCTGACCCATAAACACGTTGATAAGAGCGTCACGATCTGCATCATCGACTTCCGGATTCGTCAATGCGAATGTTATGGATTCTAGGAATGCCTGTGGCTGGGCTCGTAGTGTCAGATAAAATTGAGCTTGAGATAGGGCATCGGCAGAATGCTCAAGTGATGTCGTAATCTGTTGAGCAAGTTTTCCATAGAGTGCGATGGAAGCTGCATCGGTGGCAGTCTGCGTTCCAGACTTCCAGACGATGGAGACATCGTTGCGAATATCTCCGGCCTTAGTCTGAATCTTAATTCCACGACCTAGAGCTTGATTAGCATCGAGTTCGGTGTAGCCATTAGTGGCTAAGTAGGTTGAACGATGCGTCGAATCCGCATAGGAGATAAGTCCAGAAGCGTCCTCGTATAAATAACCAAGTCCGGAAGTGGCAAGGTCAGCCACCAAATTCCAGGTGATTGTCTGACTAGATCCGCGATTGGCAAGCTCATAATTGCCTGGACGATCTATCTCTCCTAAGCCTGTATTTTCAGCAGTAGCCCATGTTGTAGTTGCTGGACTGTAATTCGCCCACGTAAGAGCTGCTGGAACCTCTGACCAGTTATTGACTAGTAAATCTTCCAGGATTGTATAAATCTGGTCGCCATCGAAATCTTTAGACAACACGCCCAAAGTTAAGGCCTTCTGAAGCCTTGAGAGGGCTCCTAGAGCCGTGATGGTGACTTCCTGAGTAATTGCTACTGAGCCGGTCTGTGACACTGTTACGGCGACGTCCACAATAGATCCGCCAAAGATTGGCACGTAAGCTCCGGCCGTGTCTTTGACCTGAATAGAGACTGCGTCATTGATTTCGGCCGTGATAGCGCCAAGATTAAGATTGATGAGATTGAGAGTGCAATAGCCGGCTTGCGCCTGCGTGTAGATATTCGTGCGCCCTGATGTAATTGAAAGATTGGCTAGAACGACGTCAGTGTATTCAATGCCTGCAATTAAAACTTTCCACTCTGGAGCCCACTGTGTCATTAGACGGCCTGAAGTGCGCCGGCTCCGCCAGTGCCACGATAGAAGGAATCATTCAGCACATTAACGATTGTGCGAGCCGTGCCTTCGGCATCGATTGCGCCATTGACTGTCACATTGATCCGAGCGGCATTTTGTGAATCGGTAAAGCCTCCGCCGCCCATAGCAGCTAAGCGAGCTGCATTCTGTGAATCGGTAAAGCCTCCGCCTACGCGAACCGCCCCTGATGCGGCTGATGACAGGCCACCGCCAGAAGTAGTTGTAGATCCTGTTCCAGTCGAAGCGGACACACTAGGAACCGAGATTGTAGGAATGCTAGGTGTCGAAGTAGTTGTCTTTGGAATCGTGACTGTTGGAACGCTGACCTGCGGAGCTGAGATCTGTGAGACGTTAGGCAAGAATGGAATTGAGTTATAGACACGAATCAGAGCATTGATTCCAGCAACGGCTCCAGCAATCAATCCGTTCAAGCCTTTTATAACCGCACCAATGACATTGATAACTCCGCCAGCAATCTCGCCGACTACCTTGAACGCTCCGCCTAAGACTGTAACTAGAACCGGCACGACGTACTTCTGAATAAATCCGATGAACTCTGTAAAGGCTTCTTTGTTGTTGTCGATTGCGTCTGTGATTGGCTTAAAGAAGTCAGCAAACTTTCCAAGTGCCGGAACGACTTGATTGACCACGAACTCAACAAGCTGCTGAATGATTGGCAGAAGCTTTGCACCGACTGATTCTTTGGCTTCATCAAAGGTCACTTTAAGAATCTCAAGGCGTCCGGCAAATGTCTCTGCGTTAGCTGCTGCTGCGCCACCGAATAAATCTGAAAGCCTGGTCTGCGTCTCTTCGAATGACATCGCTTTCAGCTCTGCGGCCGATAGTCCGATGCCTAGCTTGCCAAGAGATGCAGTATTTCCATCGTATGCGCGACCAAGACTATTCGCGACCGCATCGAGCCCCTTGCCAGTCGATTGAGAAATATCTAACGCAAGAGTAAGAAGATCCTGAGCCTTTGTAACGCTACCGGTCGAAAGAGCCAAGCGAGATAAGGCTGGACGAAGTTTATCGTCTGCGACGCCAGTAGCTAGAGACGTCTTAAGAATCTGCTTTTCGACCGATGCAATCATGTCATTCGTTGCACCAGTTGCATTTTTTAACGCAGTAGCTAGTCGAATCTGAGCAGCTTCATCTTCAATCGCAGCTTTAACTCCATCGACTGCAAGCTTGATGGCATAAGCGCCAGCAGCAGCTCCGGCGGCTGCGAATGCTAGGCCGGCTTTCTTACTAAACTCGCCCATCTTTGAAGAAGAGTTATCCACGTCTCCATTAGCTTGAGCCAGTGATTTCTTGAGTTGATCTACATCAGCAAGAATCGAGAGCTTGAGTGTGCGCGATTGTCCGGCCATTTACCAC